TTAATAGTTCTTGTTTTATCGACCACTTGTCAACCCTCCTTTATCCACTCCCATTTTGAATCGCCGCCTTTAATTAATAAACTGAACCAAGGGAGACGCGTCTCCAGTTTTTACCGGCGGTTGTGTTTGCAGCGACACACATGTATAGATACGTAGCATCAATCATCATAGTATCCACGGAGCCTATTGTTCCATTGACGCCTCCTGATAATAGAACTGCGCCCCCAGCAAATAGACCGTTATCCATTGTTTCCCCAATAATAATGGCATTACCGATTGTCCCAGCAACATCAGCCGTAAGATCTACACTGTCTCCATTCCCATCTACTGCTCCAACGCCTTGTGTATCAGACGCGGTAATGGCCGCCACAAGAGTAAGTACAGCGTCTGCTGCTGTACAATCAGCACCGCTCCCTAATGTTCCAGCAGCAAATATGTTTGAGTCTGCTGTAAACGTTTCTGTTGTGGCAATAGCGTCGCCAGCAACGCCACCGATCAGAGCTGTAATTACGCAGTTGTTCCCTATGAAATTACCAGCAGAAACTAGAGGGTCTGGCTCATTAGCCCCGCCAATACCGTTGATGGCCTCGACAATGCATACTTGCGCAGTGGCTAAATCAGTTCCAATTGAAATTTCACCATCAGCTGTATCGGTTCCAACGGGAACGAAGGTATACACTTTTGTTCCGATGGTCATGATATTACCACTTGTTGGCTGAGTGTCAATGGTCAATGTTCCAGATGACCTTGTGGTTTTTGCTGTGATATTAACGGCAATGTTTGTTTCGGCAGTTGGTACTTGAGCAGAATCGGCCAAGAATTCATATACGTCGGTTCCTACGGTGGCGGGATTGTTAATAGTTACAGTTTCTCCATGAACAACAACACTAGATATCGCCAGATTTTTCGTAGCATTTAAAGCGTTTACTGGCGTACCAGAAGTTATCGTATTATTAAGACCGTCAATGATAGATTGGATTCTGTCACCTAATTGCATATTCTGGGTATTGACATTGATGTTGTTTACGTTTAAGATCTCCGTAGCTGTGAAATTATCCATTAAAAACACTCCTTCTTATTCAAATGCCGTTTTGTTAGCTTTATAAGCCACATACGCGTCCATTAACGCTGATACGGGATCGATCTTTTGCTCGTAACGTTTCTTTAATAGTTTACGATTACCGTTTGTATCTTCTAGGGTTATCGAATTACCCATCGCAAATGTCATCAAATCTTGATCGAATATGAGCATCCTTTCTTCGGCTAATATTTTTAATTCCCCGAGAGGAACCGATTCTGTTTTCATACCTTGTATTACTTTTTCGATACCAAAAGGACCGTTTTCTACCTCCCATCTCTCAACAAATTCTTTAGCATTATATGGGTCAAACCCAAAACACCGAATGTCATAATTTGAATCGGTGACATATTTATCTAGATCTTCATACACCTCCATAACATCAAGTACAGTGCCATCTAATACTATTAGACTCCCTTCTTTTAGAAATGTATCATATTTGATACGCATTGCTCCTGGCAACTTCATTAAGGTTAAAGACGTAATATAGCAACGAGTTTTTACGCCAAAAGCACCATTTGCTAATGGGAACAAAAATGTAAAAGCACAGAAGTCATCTCCCTGCGAGAGATCACCACCCATCGCGCATAGCATAGACCAGAAGTCTCGTCTTCGATGCGGTAAAGTCTCCTCATATGTGAAGAAATATGTGTAGCCTTCCATTGGAAGACCAAATCTTTTTGCAAGGATGTCGTTTCGTGCAGCAGGTGCTTTTTCAGCACGTTCAACATCTAGTTGGTACACTTCATACGTAACAGTTCGACCCAAATTAGGATTCGCCTTCAACCAAGTTGAAGGATCGGCAACCTCTTTAACATCGTCGAGTTTATACCAAAAGATAGACACGTGCGGATTAATGTACTCGCCCTTTAGAATATCCATTAGTTCCATTTTGATAGTATCGCCGCTACCATTACGGACGGTGCCTTCGGAGCTTGTTGCCACTATCAAGTAGTCGTCTAACTTAGATGCACCTTGTTCAATGGCACCGACAACGTCCTCACGAATGTCCCCAGATAGCCATTCGTCGATCGTAGTTACCTTAGGTCTTAACCCTTGGAGTTTGTCAATACTCATTGGGCGAACCTCTATGATCGACCCAGTAAGAAAATTCTCAATTCCTTTCTTTGTTGATGCTAATTTAACTCGATTGGCTTTTGGGCCCGTTGTGTTGTAAAGAGAACCATCAGTAAGAAATTGAAATAGTGGGCCCCTCGATCTTATTATGGCCGTTCTGATTGGCGACATCACCTCTTCTGCTTGTTTCATAGTTGGTGCCGTAGTTATCTGATGAGTTGTGGTAGTGTCAACGTTTTCAAAGTAAGAATGTATACACGAATCATATAATGATTTAGCACCACCCCTTCCTAAGATGAGATACTGTTTATTAATAAGACGTTTTTTAATCATCTTACGAACAAACTTACCACCATGATTTTTTGGGGAGGACACATATACGCTTCGTTCAACGTAATAATACCACCCAAAAATCTGTTCTGCCCAGAGTTTGAAACTGTCAAGTAGAGCTAGATTACTCCCATCCGTGAGGGTTAACTCGTTTTCACAATATTTAACAAAGCCATCAACAGCCTTGTCATCGTAGTAGATTCCGGGATTCGCAATAAGCTCATCAATACGATTCATCTCCATAGAGATTTCTTTGCAAACTGGTATCTCGCCTTTTAGTACGGCATCTCGAAACTCGCCATAGTATTTTGGGGTTGCTGTATTGGATAAGGGCATAATATCACCTTATTTTCGCGGCTAATGTCGCTGTGATAACAGCCTTTTTTATAGCTTTAAAGGTCGCTTGGGCCATAGGGGTTTTTGAAAAGGTATAAAGAGACGCAAGAGTTGTTCCAGCAGCGGTTACATTTTTAACAATTTTTAGACCTTTTTGAACATGATTCGGATTGAGATCTTTAAATTGTTTTTCTAATTGAAGTCGACTGGCGAGTTCTCTCAATTGGTCATTGCTTAACTCATGAACTTTCTTGGATTTGAGAAGCATCTTTTTTTTATGATCATCACTACTTGGCACTCTAGATGTAGCTTTTTTCTTAACAGAGGACGTTAAACTACCACCACTTTTTCTTTTACCCCAGTGCATCCCTAATATACCGAAATGTTGTAAATTATAATTGACTCTAACATTCCCATAAAACGTTGATCCATCCATATTTTTTCTCCTCTCTATATAGTAGGTTCCTCCACCTGGGCATTAAGTCGCCATTCAAATTCTTTGATTTGTCGTTCAAAGGCCTCAATGGTTGACGTGCCCGATGGAGGATCAAATATCAAACGAACTTTTAAATACACATATGGTTTGACACTATCGAGATTGGATGTGGTGCCAAGATACTCACTCCATGTCTCGTCAGCACTTGTTATTACGAATCCTGCAGTGGGCCCAACCCCGAGTTGATTTAGAACTGTTAAGGCTGAGTTAATATGCATAATAATATCTGGATCGAAATGAGTATAGTCCTCCTCGATCCCAAGTAATTTTTTGATAGACGTAAGTATGCTATCCACAGTTTACACCTCCTTATCGCCAAGGGCACATATCGTTTGGTCTTCGTTCTATAGGTAATTGTGGTAATAAAGATTCCGACCCAAAGTGAATAGCAAGATGGGTATTATGACTTGTACAGATTAAAGATTCGGGGTCAAATAATTCATCATAACAATTCTCAATGTCTTCGATCGAGATCGGATTCATATGATGAATAATAATTCGTCCATGAATTTCGTAATCCTTAACGCCAAGGTCACAACCATGATCGCGAATAATTATTGTATCCCGAGTTCTTAGCCAACGTTTAGAAGTATAGAGCATTTGATTAAGATACCGATCATAACCAAACGTACTTTCGCCAACAGTTCCAACTAATTGTAGATACCGATATCGGTCTTCAAATGTTCTTAATTTTTTTAACTCGGAGAACGTTCTAATTTTCATCTTGGTCTCTCCCACTATAAGTTCGCATAGCATTTAGTGCGTTGGTGTACAGTTCTTCGTTCTTCTTTGCCGATTGAATAGACTCGGTCTTAGCTTGTATAAGTATTTTTTGTGACTGAAGAATCTCTTTCTCAAGTCGTTCCTTTGTTGAGCCAAGTCTGAGATAATGAGAGATAACTTGCGACGACGCGGTCCCTTCAGAAAGTTGTTTTTCAGCCAAATCAACAGCTAAAGATATTAGTTGATTCTCACGTGCCTCAGGTGTAGTAGCAGGAGGCCTACGTCTCTTTGGCCGACCAACGCCCTCCTCGGGTTTAGACATACATTCTCTCACCTCCTGAATTTGTTTTGCTACTTATTATTCCGAACCTCTTTCGGCACTCACTATATCAGATAGAGTGCTCAAGTTTTTGTGGGTGTCCGTGTACCATTCCACGAACTCTTTTGTCATCTTAGGAGACATTAACAAAGATCGCTCATCTCTTTTAGCTGCTCTAAGAACAGAAACAACCGCACTAGAACCAACTATTACTATTGGTTTTCCCTTGAAGAAATTCTTGTCTGGGTATGTCGTTGTATCATGTAACTGAACGCCTTCAACAATTACTTTCTTACCGTTCTTGAATTGTTGGGCAGCAAACTTTTCAGTCTGTTCCATGAACATATCAACTTTCTTCCACTTCTCCTTAGAATGATTATCAGCATTAGCAATCTCTTTATAAACTGGAAACTGTTGTTCAAGGAATTTATTGAATTCTTTATCATGAAATTTCGACGTCACGTTTTTATCGAATTTCCAAAAATACGTATCAAGGTGAATAACATTAGTCTTCGAATTAGCCAAACTTTTAGCAATGGTAGACTTACCGGACCCACTATATCCGGTTACATATAAAATATTGTGATTAGCATCGGTCCCCCATTTATCTAAGTTTGCGGTCTTGGCTTTTTTAAGATTTTGATACCCTAGTTGTTCCTGAGTTTTACGGCCCCCCACCTCATACCAAAATGTTGTAGTTCATTCAATCCACATCACCACCAATTCTGGTTAAGATTAAATACTTTTTAATACAGTTTCCAGACACTTTTCAAAGAAACAACGGATGTTTTTAAATGCCAGTAATAGCATCTCTTGAAAGGAGAACAGGTCACCACTCCTGTTTTTTTTGTAAAACATCCGTTGTTTCTTTGAAAAGTGTCTGGAAACTGTATTAAAAAGTATTTAATCTTAACCAGAATTGGTGGTGATGTGG